CGAAGCGGTGATCACCGGACGTCACCGCCCGACGAGCCTGGCCAGCTTCGCGCGCGGCGCCCGCACAATCGGGCCACGCCGGACGGCGGTCAGCCTCGAGGTGCAGCCAGGGATCGTGCGGCGCCTCAAGGGCGCTTTCTTTGTTCGCCTCCGCGCCGGCAACACCGACACTGGCCCAGGCAACACCGGACTCGCGATTCGGCTCCCCGCGGGCAAGGTTCCCGACCGCGCCTACAAGCCGAAGCTGATGGGTAAGAACCTGTGGCTCCTCTATGGCCCGTCAATCGACCAAGTGTTCGACGATGTGGCCAACGACATCTCTTCGGACGCGGCCAACTACCTCGAGGCCGAGTTCCTCCGGCTGATGGGACTCTGACATGGCTGACCCGATTCCATTCGACCAGATGCCGTTCCGGCTCAAGGTGTTGGTGAAGTTGACCGAGCTGCTCCAGACCATCAGCCGCGACATGCCGGACGCCGCGCCGACCTATTCCTACTCACTGGCGCCCGATGCAGATTTCCCCGATGGCCGCGTGCTCCGTGGCCGCGTTGCCTATGGCAGCGATGACCCGCTCCCGATGCTCGCGATTGTCGAGGACCCGAAGCAGCTCGAGCGCGATGCCGTGCCGCTGCGCGAGACCGATGCGTCGCCTGGTGATTGGGATCTGCTCATTCAGGGCTTCATCAAGGACGACCCCGTCCATCCGACCGACCCCGCCTATTTCCTCGCCGCTGACACTGTGGCGAAGCTGACCGAGGCGAAGAAGGAGGTCCGGAACATCCTTGGCCTCGGCTCGAAGAAGCCCACGGTCGACCAGCTCCACATCGGCGCGCCGGTCATCCGGCCACCCGATGACATCTCCGCGACGACCTATTTTTGGTTGCCCGTGCGGCTGCATGTTGTGGAGGATCCCGCCAACGCATTTACATGAAACCAAACTCACTATATTAGTGAGTCTGTCAACGGAGGTTGAGAATGCCCGACCTGAATACGATTCGAGACAATTTCACCCTTGGCCGCGGCGACCTGTTCTTCGCGCTCAAGCGCGCGGACGGCACCTACGAGGGCGAGCGCCTCATCGGCAACGTCCCCGATTTCAAGGTGAGCACGCAAAGCCAGAGCGTGAAGCACTACAGCTCGCGCCGCGGCATGAAAACGCAGGACCGCGATGTGCCGACTCAGGTCGACTACGCGAGTCAGTTTATGACCGACGATGTCAACCCGAAGAACCTGGCCGCGCTGTTCCTCGGCACGGCTTCGGTCGTTGCGCAGACCGCGCTCGCGGCGCAGAGCGAGACTTTCGCCAGCGTCGAGGGCGGTCTCACCTACCAGATTGGCCGCGGAACCGCGGGCAACCCGGCCGGCCTCCAACAGCTCACCATCACCAGCGTCAAGAGCGGCGATGATGTCACGACCTACGCCGAAGGCGATGACTACACGCAGGACGGTGACCTCGGTCGCGTCACCATCGTTCCCGGCGGCGCGATCGCCGATGGGTCGAGCATCAAGGTTCATTACGACCGCAAGGCTGCCTCGCAGGAGCAGATCGTCGCGGGGTCGAAGGTGGTCGAGGGCTACATCCGCTTCATCGCGTACAACGCGGAAGGCGCGGACATCGACTACTATCTGCCGGCGACGAAGCTGGCGCCGAACGGCGACTACGGCATCATCACCGACCAGGACTGGCAGAAGCTCGGGTTCAACGTGTCCATCAGCTCCGACGCTGCTGGCGTGCCGATCTACTGCAACGGTCGCGCGTACATCCCGGCGCCGTAACCTATGGCGTTCACTCTGGACCTCGAGGCGCTTCGCGCCGACCTGGTGGTCACGCATACGGTTCAGATGGGAAAGCGGGAGGTTCCGGTTTCGGGCCTCCCGCTGGACGCCATCACCGACCTGTGCCGGCGCCACTGGAACGACCTCAGCGACCTTTTCGACAATCTCGTCGGCCAGGTGAAATCCGGTCAGATCGACCCCGAGCTCAACAGCATCAACTGGCTCGGCGGCGCGCTGCTCTCGACGCTCCCGAACGTCGCTGCGGAAATCATCGCGGTTTGCGCCGGCTGGTCGCTCGAAGCGGCGGAGGTCGTCAAGGCGGTTCCGTTCCCCGTGCAGCTCGAGGCGCTCGATAAAATCGCAGCGCTGACCTTCACCTCGGAGATGCCGCCAAAAAAAGTGATCGAGATCGTCGTTCGGACACTGGTCGGCGGCTCAAAGCTGCTGATCGGGAATCCCGCCTAACTCTGGCGGATTGGCTGTGGGGACTCCGTCGCAAGAAGAGTCTCCTCCTCGCAAACGGCCACCCGAATGCCGGTCTCTACACCCTGGGAAAGCTTAACGACGAGACTGCACTGGTGATTGAACAGGAGAACAGCCGCATCGCGACTGAGGCTATCGCCCTCAAGAACGCTGCCGCCGCGGTTCTCTCGGATGACGGTCACAAGGAGTTCGTCAAGCTCATCGAACGCCTGCGGGAGGAATAGGTAAGTGGCGGCACGCGACGTCCAATTTATCATCCGCGCCCGCGATGAGGCGAGTAGCGCATTCGAGAATATCAGCAGCGCGCTCCAGGAAATCAGCGGCTGGAACGGCAAGGCTGGAGCCTCGAGCAACATCCTCGCCAGTGACCTCGGTCGACTGGTTCAGGCGCTCGGCTCGGTCGACCGTGTCGCGCAGCTCGTCAATGGGGCGTCGGCACGCGCTGGCACCGCTTACGAGCAGCAGAGCGCCAAGGTTAAATCGCTCGAGGCCGACCTCGCGAATCTGAAAGCGCAGGCCGAAAGCGCCAACAATGCGATGTCGAGCGTCAAGGCGGCTGGTGCGGCTACCGGAAACACCGCTGAGACCGAAGCCCAGGTCACCGCGATTGCCGCGGCGCAGAAGCAACTCAACAGCCAGATCGACCTGACCAGCAACAAGCTCGGCAGGGCGCGCGGCGACCTCGAGGCGCTCGGCACCGAGTATCAGCGTGCAGCGAGCCTCGCCAATGCGTTCGACGCGGCGCAGCCTGGCCTCAAGCAGGGACAGCAGGCCGCTGCCGCGGCCACGGCGTTGCAGGAACAATCACAGTGGCTGGAGCGGATCCGCGCGCAAATGGCGCCGGCCGCCGCGATTCAGCAGCACTACCGCGAGGAGATCGAGAAGGCGAACGCAGCTCGAGCGGCTGGTCTCTACAAGACCGAGCAGGAGTACCAGATGGTGCTCAAGCTCCTCGAGACCGAGCAGAAGCGCGCCCTCGCGGAGCAGGGAGTCGGCCCGACCGGACGTCCGACTCTCCTCGGCATGACGCCTTGGCAGTCGACCAACCTGATGTATCAGGTGAACGACGTCGTCAGCGGTCTCGCGATGGGTCAGAAGCCCTCGCAAATCATCGCGCAGCAGCTCGGCCAGATCGTCCAGCTGTTCCCGAAGCTCGGCAGCGGCATCATGGCTGCGTTCGGGAATCCGTATTTCCTCGGTGCCGCGGCGATCGTTGGCACGGTCGCGTTCGCAATCAAGCAAGCTGCCGACCAGGCTGACCGCCTCCGCTCGCTCTCCGCCATCCTCAAGGCGACCGCCGACGGCGCAAACTACAGCGCCGCCGCGCTGAACGAGAACGTCAAAGCGCTCGAGAACTATCATCTCACCGCCGACGAGGCGACGACGATAACTAAGACGTTCGTCAAGGATGGCCTGAACCCCGCGTATTTCGTCCAGTTCGGCCAGGCCGCGAAGGACATGAGCCGTGTCCTCGGCACAGACGTCAAGGATGCCGCAACTCAGGTGGCGGATGCCTTCACGGGCGGTTACGATGCCGTCGCCAAGCTCGACGACGCGACGAATTTCCTCACTGCGGCCGAGCGGCAGCACATCCGCGCGATGTTCGACAGCGGCAACGCAGCTGCGGCGCGCAAGCTGGCGTTCGACAAGTTCGCCAAGAGTCAGCACGATGCTGCCGAGGAGATGCGCGGCCCGTGGGCGCGAGCGATCGACCACATCGACACGGCATGGGAGCACGCCAAGCAGGGCCTCGCCGATAGCGGATGGGCGAACGCGCTCCGCAAGGGCATCGAAGGCGTGGCTGGTCTCATCGACGACATCGCCGATGCCATCGACCGCGTCAACGAGGCCGACCGGCAATATCAGCTCCAGCAGAGCCACGGCACCGTCACGGTGCAACTACCCGCGGCCAGTGCAGCGACTCCCGAGCAGGAAGCCCGCGCGAAGGCGGCGGCGAACGCTGGTAACGGTGATACCAAGGCTCAGACGCAAGTTGACCAGAAGGCCATCAACGACGCGCGGACGCAGATTGCGCAGCAGCGCGAGCTGACGA